GTTGGTTGTTCAAACTTCCTCAACACTATTCCCAGCAGGGGCTAGTGTTCAAAATCAGATGGACTAGTGCCACAGGAGCAGCAGGTAATGTGTTGTGGTATCACGCAGGAGATATTCTCGCCAACATAGACTCGGTGTCTGTCTCCACACTGATTTCTGGAGTAAGCACTGCTCCCGGCACTAACGGAGATATCGTGGAGGAAACTTATTCTGTTACGGCAGCAGCTACTTTAGGAACGCCGGTCGTTGGCGATCTGTTCCTCTATACGATCCGCAGAAATAGTGGTCAAGCACCCGACACCTTGAATGAAGCGGCGCAGATTGAATCAATCGAAATTCTTGATTACGGGTACTAATAAATAAGCTAAATAGGTAGTATATATGCCAGTACAAACAATTAATATTATTGCAGATATGATCCCTACCGTGCAGCAAATTAAAATCACGGGGCAGCATATCACCAACACACCAACAAAAACGATTGATAATGTGCGGCTTCTGAACGATATTCCTAGTAAAGCCGTAATTGTAACCGCACTTCAACAAGCATAAAGATATCTATATAAATGGCGAATCCAACAACAAGAGCAACACTTAAAAGCTGGTGTCTACGAAAATTAGGCGAACCGGTTATTAAAATCAATGTATCGGACGATCAGGTAGAAGACCGGATTGACGAAGCATTGCAGTATTTTGCTGAATATCACTATGATGCTATTGAAAAAGTATATACACCATATCTACTAACCGCATCGGATATTACAAATAAGTATATCGCGCTAGACGATGACATGGTATCGGTGACAAACATCTTTCCTCTTTATGAAGACGGATTGTCCGCAAACATATTTGATGTTAGATATCAGGCAAGACTGTCGGATGTGCAATACTTCAATGATACATTCTTGCAGTATTACAACCAGACCAAGCAATATATCAATCTAGTAAACGAAATACTAAGCCCCAACCAATCTATTAGATTTAATCGTCATACCGACCGGTTGTATATAGACGCCGTATGGGGTGCCGACCTGCTTGCCGGAAACTATATCATTCTAGAAGGATGGCGTACACTAGACCCCGAAACCTACGGGGATATCTACAATGATAGATTCTTGAAGCAATATATCACTGCATTAATCAAGCAGCAATGGGGATCAAACCTATCAAAGTTTGATAACATTCAGCTTCCCGGCGGCGTAACCTTTAACGGGCAGCAAATTTACGATCAGGCGACCACCGAACTAGAATCTATTCGGGAAACAATGATTAGTCAAAATGAAGAACCGCCGATGTTTTTTATGGCATGAGATTTTATATCAGTGGTGGAATTCCAAAATAACATTACTACTAACAAGGATAAACATATGGCAACCAATATTAAAGTCCGAACACATGCGTTCAACAAGAATCTTTCTATACGAATTGATGAAAACCCTCCGGTCTTGGTATCGGATAACTATCTTTCATCATGGGCGCATTCAGGTGATGGTAAAAATGTTCTGGTAACAGAAGACCGGGTAATAATTGCATGGATTGAAACTACGCCGATCGGCGACGGGACGCCTACATGGGTGGCAGAATATGACTTTACCGGAGAAGAACTAGGCAGATGGTTTGTATGTTTTTCGAATATTGCAACTCCGGGCGGAAAAGGAAAACCACATACTCCGGATAATCATGACAATCCACAGCTAGTCAAAACAGACGATGGTACTATACATATGCTAACCGGTGCCCATCATGGTGAAATCTATCATATTAAATCTATGGTGCCGGGAACATTTTCTGAGGGATGGACAACTCCTTATTCATATGGGCACGACCCGGTAGAACCACATTGGGGCTTTTCATATCCGGCAATTATTCAAATTGGCAATGTCATACACCACTTCGCGAGATGGACCGGAGACTGGTATAAATTTCGTCTAGTCTATTTTACATATAATCTAGACACCCAAGAACGATCAGACCTTGTGGTTATAGACGAGTCGCCCAAAGACCACATATACGGAGTGTTCTACCAGCAACCCCGCCGAGAAGGAAATACTCTAATTGTGGACTACCACCCACACTGGCGACATAAAGAAGATAGAGCCACAACTATTCCGCTCAAGCCCAAAACATGGAAACTAGAATTGGAACCTGATGATATCATTTAAAGAATATATCGCCCGCATTCAAACAGTTGCTAGACGATCCTGACATTGTTACAGGACCATACCACATATGCCAATAAATAGATTCTTCGATCATATGAATTTTGCAGAAACACAGGAACAGGATTTGGTCCAGTGCCTTGTGGATGAATGCATTCAGATTCATGGAATTGAAATTTACTATATTCCTAGAACATTAGTAGATGAAGACTATCTATTTGGGGAAGACAACATCTCGAACTACAATGCGGCAATCTCTATTGAATGCTATCTAGAAACATTTGAAGGATGGGACGGAGAAGGAGATATACTATCCAAATTTGGATTGATAATTTCAAACACTGCAAAACTAGTGATGTCAAGAAAACGCTTTACCGAAGAAATCACTTCGCAATTTTCCACCATTAAAGAACCCGAAGAAGGCGATCTAATTTATTTCCCGCTCACGGATGCACTGTTTGAGATTCAATATTCCAGCGAAGAAAATCCATTCTATCAAATAGGAAAGAACTATACATATACATTGAGCATCGAGAAGTTTGCATACTCATATGAAACGATTGATACTGGCATCACGGAAATCGACAATATCGAAACACAATATTCAAACCTAGATGATGCGGGCAACAGTCAAGGCGACAATGCTAATATTGAAGCCGAGGCAGACGGATCGGCAGATGATGCGTTTGATGATACCGGAACGGATGATAGAGGAACCGGCACCATTGATTTTTCGGAAACAGACCCATTTTTGAATTACTAATATGAACGGTAGTCCGCAATATAACGAATCAGTCCGTACAATGGTTGGAGTGTTCTGTACACTGTTCAACGATATATCTATTGAACGATTAACTACATCGGGTGAAGTGGATTCAACCATTCAAGTGCCGATAACATTTTCGGACAAGGCAAAATGGTATAGAAAACTTCGCGAAGAATTGACCACGAAACCAAAAAACATTCAAAGATTGCTTCCTAGAATCGGAATTGATTTAGTGGGCGTGCGATATGATTCATCGCGAAAAGGAATTTCTACAATACGCCATATGAATGAAGTACCTTTATTGGATTCATCATCATCTAGCTCATCCAATTCCAATCACTACAAACAGCGGCGACTCTCATATATGCGAGTTCCTTATACATATGATTTTGAAGTATCTATTGCCGCAAAAACTATGGAAGATTCGTTGTTGATTATCGAACAGATACTTCCGTTCTTCAAGCCAGAATTATCAGTAACAATCAATGACCACAAACCATTGAATATTGATACCGACGTAAAGATTGTAATCAAAGATACTACCAAAGAATCTACTCGTCTGGATAACTTTGATACGTCCGATTTAATTGTATGGACATTGGGCTTTGAAGCTCACGGATATTTGTATTCGCCAGTATCATCGCGAGGGGTTATTCTTACATCTATTGTCGATATCTTTGATGATACGGATGTTGATACCGCACAGAGAGCGGCAAATATTACGGCATCAACAATAGCCGAAACCGCATTCGATATCAATGATACAGACACCTATACAAATATAGTAACCGAATACGATTATTTCCCGAATGAAATTTCCAGCAGCAGCAGTTCTAGCAGTGGAGCATAAATTATGAGTGATGATTATCATGACGAACTTAGTAAAACATTGAATATTGAAAACAAACTAATAGTTTCCGATAAAAAAGGAAACCGGGGCGATGACAGCCCCGGATTATTTACCGAGCATAAAAACTCCGTTCAAAAAACATCTACATCAAATGAATCAAAAAAGGTAGTGATTCGCGATGACGATGATATGGTAAAGGATGTCAATAAAGACTATATCCAAGCCAGATCAATGCTATATAAAATGCTGGAAACAGGAACCGAAGCACTAGACGGAATTCTAGAAGTTGCGCAGGCATCGGATCACCCAAGAGCATACGAAGTAGTTGCAATGACAATGAAAAATGTTGCAGACATTACCGATAAGTTAATGAAACTTCATGTGGATGTTCAAGACATTGAAAATAAAAAGAACGAATCAAATAAACCATCGGGCAAAGACCCGACTCCACAGGGAGCGAATACAACAAATAATAACGTATTCGTAGGGTCCACATCAGAACTTCAAGATATGATAGATCGTATGACACGAAAATCGGTGGCAAATG